GATAAGCCAGAAGCTACTAATGATGTAGACAAAATTATTGAAGCTGTAGAGAAAACTGATTTATCTGAAGGTACAGTAGAAAAGTCAGAAGAAGAAAAAAAAGCTGAGGCTACTACTAAAACAAAAAAGGAAGAAGAAACTGAAGATATAAGTTTCTTTGAAACAGATGAAAATGAAGAAGAAATATCAACAGAACCAACTACCACTTCTAAAAAAGAAAAAGAAGGTACTACTAAAGTAGATTTATCTAAAACAGCAATGGTAGAATATCTTAAAGATAAAGGTATTGTAGAATATGAATTAGAAGAAGGTGCTGAGTTAACTGATGAATTAGCTGAAGAAATTCTTGAAGATAGTTTTGATGATGGTGTTGAATCAAGAGTAGGAGAACTTATGAAAGACCTGCCAGAGACTGTTAAAAATATGGTTAATCTAGCAGTTAATGGAGGTGATGTAGATAAATTTATATCTAGTCTAACCAATACTCCTACTGTGAAGATTACAGATGATTTAGATATGGCTGATGAAGCTAATCAAGAATTAGTTGTAAGAACTATCAAGCAAAGTGAAGGTGAAGATAAAGAAACTACAGATGCTTATATTGATTTTTTAAAAGACTCTGGAAAACTTCAATCTGTATCTGAAAAAAGTAAAGATAAGATTGTAGCAGCTAATAAGAAAATAGTTGCTGACCAAGTTAAACAAAGCAAAGCAGCAAAGGAGAATGCTAAATCAAAACAACGTGCTTTTAAAAGTGAATTGACCACTTATGTTGATAGTTTAGAAAGTATATCTTCATTTACTGTTAATAAAAAAGATAAATTAAACTTACCATCATATATAGCTGATAGAAATATTACATTAGAAGATGGAAGACAAACAACAGCATTACAAAGGGATTTGTTAACTGCCTTGCAAGATAAAGAGAAAACTGTACTTCTTGCTAAGATATTGAAAAGTGATTTTGACTTTTCAGAGATTACAAAAGCAGAAAAAACAAAATATACAAAAGAAATACAAAGAGGACTTAGTAGGTCTAATAAAGCTAATACCACCAATACAGGCAGTTCACGTAAAAGTGGGTCATTAGCTGACTATTTTTAACAATTAATAATTAATTAAGAAACATTATGGCAACAAATGTAAGTAAACTTATTACGAAACAGATGGAGTGGAATGCTAATATGACAGAGCAATCACATCTAGGTCGTGCCTTAATTGCAAAGCCTGTAAAGTTGGTGGAAAAAATGGACCAACTTTTCTCAGCATCTAACTATTATTCTGACAATCCTATGTCATCCATGTTAATGGGTAAAAAAGGTGGTGAAGAAACAATAGGAGGAACAGAATGGGAATGGGATTTGAAAGGAGCAAACACAAGACCTTTAGTAGTGGTTGAGAATGTTGAACCAGCATCCAACTTAACACCTGGAAAGTTCCGTAGAACTTTTAAAATCAAATTAGATGAAAACTGGTATCTACCAGGTGATTATATTCACCCAGGTACTTCAAATAAGAAGTTCCAATGTAGAATCCAAGAAAGAGTATCAAAGCATGGTGATGGAACTGTCTACCTAGTACGTTTAGGTTCTGATGACCCTCAAGCATTCCTTGACCCTAAGTTCTTAAAACCAGGACAACAATGGGGTAAATTATTCTCTCAATATGAAGAAGCTGCAGAACAATCAGGTTCTACTCAATTTTCTTTACCTATCTCACTTCGTAACAGAATGGGTAAGTTTAGAAAACAGTATGAAATTACTGATTATGCATCAACTGAAGTATTGGCAGTAGCTATCCCAGATAGCAAAGGAAAATATCATACATCATGGATGCGTTATGCAGATGTAGAATATTGGATGCAATGGTATAGAGAACTTGAAAGAGGTTACTGGTATTCACGTAGTACAGATTCTGTATTAGGTGCTAATGGTAGACCTGTTAGAAACTTTCCTGGTATTCAGGAACAGTTAGAGGATTCTCATATCCATAGATATTCTGTACTTACAGCTAAACTTATTGAGGAATATCTTCAAGATATTTTCTACTCAAGAGTTAAGCCAGGTAGAGGAAGACAAATTAAAGGATTCACAGGAGAATATGGAATGTTAATGTTCCATAGAGCAGTACAAGCATGGGCTGAGAAATCAGGTTTTGTTAAGAATATTGAAGTATACTCAAGTAAAGTACAATCTGATATTCATACAAATGCTCAAGAAATTGGATTCCAATATGTTAAGTACAGTATGGCTAATGGTAGTACATTAGAACTTGTACATAACCCATTGTATGATGATAGAGAAATCAATTTTGAAATTGACCCTGTAACTGGATTTCCAGTTGAATCTCAACGTATTACATTCTTAGACTTTTCAGGTGATGCTGGTAAATCTAACATCAAATTGATGAGTAAAAAGGATGGATTTGCATTTACTTATGTAGAAGGTCTTTATGGTCCTTATGGTCCTAAAAAAGGAGGTTCTTCTGCTCATTCAGGTGAGTATTATGAAATGCATGTTTCTAAGAGTTGTGGATTACATATTCATGATATTACAAAATGTGGTGAATTAATATTGTCAAGAAACTAAAAATTTCTTTATATTTGTAGGTGAGACATATTATCATGTCTCACCTATATTATAAAAATAATTAAAAGACTAAATGTATGTTAGTAGAAGTAAAACCAATTGAAAGTAAAAAGTGGCATGGTAAAGAAGGACAGGAATCTTTCACCAGACCAAAGAAGCTTCAAGCTTTAGTTAATGCAGATACAATGCGTTATGCTACAGGTTTGACAGACAAAGACATTAAAAAATTAAAAGAAGATTTTAAATTTGACCAAGATTTAAGTCCTCATTTTAATCCTGATGAAGCTCATTCTTTTTGGGATTCACCATCAGCAACTATCAAATTAGAAAACAATACTATGTTTTTTAATGATGCACAACCACTTGATTTTATTAAAATTAGAATCATGAAAGCAAGTAAATATGTTGCTAACTCTATGAAAGAGTATGATGAAGGTGTATATCCAGAAGCTACACATGTAATACATGATGAAGCAGAAGAAGCTGAATTACAAGCTAGTAAGGTGTCTTTAAGTAACCAAGCAGTTATAGAAGCATCTAAATTATCCAAAGATAGAAAAGTAGAACTTATTCTAATACTTGGTGGAAAAAATTTAAAAGGGCAGAGTGATAATTTTGTTACAGTTGCAATGGACAAGATTATTAAACAACAACCAGAAGAATTACTAAGACATATTCAACTAGATTCTAAACAGTTGGCTAATCATGCAGTTATATTGGAAGCCCTTCAGAAAAATGTATTAAAAAAAGAAGGTCACAAGATTTTTTATCATGATTCTTTATTAGGGTCAGACATCTATGATGTTATTGAATATCTTGAAGATGATGAAAATCAAGACCTACGTTTAAGAATTATGAAAGCTATAAATACCTAATAGATGACTATCAAGGATATGCATTATGATTTTAAAAAGAAGCTCAACAAAGTTGACTCTCAACAATACAAGAATCTAAAGATTCCTGAAATTGATTGGGTACTTAATGAAGCAGCAGGAATCTTTATAAAGTCAGTTGCAGAACCTAGATATAAAAATCATTTAGGATTTGAAACATCACAAAGAAGTATTGATGACATCAGACCATTAGTAGTTACTACTGATGGTACTGTTGTTCCAGCAATACCAATTACAAATGACATAGCAGCTCTTCCTACTAATTATATGTTTTATATTAGAGGATATGTTAATATGACAAAAACTAATTGTACTGATGTAAAAGGTAAAATATTTATAAGACAACATGATGATGAATTTGAACTAAGTCCGTTTGATAAATCATCATTTGAGTGGAGAACTATCAATGCTGTTTTTACAGAAAATGGTTTAAAATTTTTCACAGATAGTAGTTTTGGAATAGACTTGTTTTATCCAAGTTATATCAGACAGATGGCATATATGCATAATGCTGCAGACTTTTTAGCAGGAGCATATAATCTTCCATCAGGTGTCAATTTGAGTGGGTCTCAAGATTGTGAACTGCCAGACCATACTCATAGTGAGATAGTTGATATAGCTGTGCTAATAACTAGTGGTGAACTTGAAAGTCAAGGATATCAGTTAAAACAAGCAAAAGTAAGTTTAAATCAATTAAATTAATTTATTATGAGTCGTAATAATGATGTAAGTAGAGTATTAGTAACAGCAGGAAATGCTGCAGTTTTAGCTGCAGGTTCTGATGTTGGCAGTCTAGCTGTTGGACAGTTAGGTAT